TGTAATCAGTAGTATTAGACATAATTATTTTGTAACCTTCTTTACAATAATAGCTTTTACGTTTTGCCCATTGACGTAAGAATGGTTCGTGTGTGTCAACAATATCAAGAACAACAGGTTGGTGTCCTTTCTGTCGTAGAATTCGTCCAACAGCTTGGACAACATCAGTCTTTGGTGTAGCAAGTATCAGCGTAGTTAGACTTTTAATGTCTAATGCTTCTGCTGCCATCGCATATGTTGCGATTATCACTTCCTTTGTCTCACTTGCCTTCAAGTCCGCTTCTTTCATCCCGCCTAAGTAATAACCAACAGTAGCCATATTCCGATGAGATACCGCATCATACAAATAACTCAGTAAAGATTTATTGTGTGCTAGAATAATAATTTGTTGTGTTGGATCTCGCAGCCGTTCTTTTTTAATCACTTCTAAAATGAATTCACTTCTTGGATTGAAATTACATAATTTTGAAATCATTGTGGAGAATTTTGGATTACCGCGATAGTCATATTCTATTTCATTAAAATCATTATCATCACATACATACCGTATACCTTTCACAAGCACAGTATGCTCTTTGCTACGTTTTTCCTTATGCAAAATATCACCAAGAAACATTTTAAATACTTTGGTTAATCCATCTTTGCGCTGCATTGTCGCGCTAAGCCCTAATGTGTATTTCGTAACTATCTTACATAAAGATCTAGAAAACACTTCTGAACTAATATGGTGGACTTCATCAACAATAGTTAGACCAAAACTATCAAACTGAGACTCGTGATAATCTTTCATCGAAAGAGATTGAAGCATTCCTATTACAATATCTTTGTTGTCAATATCTACAACTTGTGCTTGTATTTTACCAACTCTGGCAGATGGGAGATATTGCTGGATCCGCTCAGTCCATTGTTGAACTAAAAACCCTTTATGAACAATAATCAGTGTTTTCTTCTTTAGCCTGCTAACTATATTAAGTGCCATTACTGTCTTCCCAGCTCCAGCATAAATATCTAATAATCCACCTCCACCAAAAGGATGTTTCAATGCTTCGCTACAATACTTATCTGTAATACGTATCTGATAATCGCGTAATGAACCTTCAAATGGCAAATCTATATCATATCCTTGTGTTATAACACTTTTCTCTGGTTGCCCAAACATTTTAACTCCGAAATAACGAGGAACATACATCTTAAGCGGTGATTCTCTATACACAGGGAAACTATCTTGCTTAACAGGCGACCCTGGGACATATGGACGAACATTCAATTCATTTCGAATTTCTTGCTGTTGTTTTGGAGTCAAACTACTTTTATAAATACAATATCCACGCTTACCAAGATATGATTTGTTAGTACAAGATGATTCCATCTAATTGGTTGGTCGCAAAGTTACAGTAATACGATTACGTGTTAGTGAGTTATTTGTTTGAGTATTATGATTACGTAACACTCTTTATACCTTATTCAATTTTGTTGAGCAGGTTATCAAAATAATGTTATGATAGAATATAATGGAAGTTTATTCTGGATTAATGAAGAAAGCTCAGGCTCATGAATTGATATTGGGTGGTCTATTGATTGTCTATAGTGCGTTTGATGTTCGCGCACCAGATGCTGTCAACCGCTTTGTAAGCACCACTTTAGGAAGTATCATTGTAATCCTCGTGGCAATCTCATTATTCCTATCCGTTAACCCACTTATCGGCATCATCGGTTTGATTGCAGCATATGAATTGATCCGACGTTCACGCAACAATTATCTTAGTAGCGACAAAGCCCTTATTAATTATCTTCCCCAAACAGATTCTAACTGCAGAGATTTAAATGCATACAACCAGTTTGGACCAACTCTCGAAGAAGAGATGGTGTCCAAGATGGCTCCTCTTGTTGGTCCTTCTGTTGGTTCCGTTACTTATAAGCCATTGATGGACGACGACCACGATGCTACACCATTGAACTAAATAATATTGTATTGTTTTGTTTTATTGAATAATACGAAACCATACATTACTAGAAAGTGAAGATATATGACTATGATTATAACTATGACTATGACTATCAATATTACCTATTCTTTCGTTTTCCGTTTGAATACAAATTTACCGAGCTTATAAACACCAATCATCGCCAAAATAGCTAATAATGACTGAAAAAATGGATTCTGTATTATATTTTGTTCTTTCATATAACTCCCAAAATCAGCAAAGTAATTTCTATTAGAATCCTTGACTCCAACCAATTCCATTTCATCACTTGAGCCAGTTGGTGAGCAAGATATATAGATTTCATCTTCTCCACCTGGACCCAAACCATAGATAGCCGGAACAGTGCTTTCATAGAACTTGTTATTAACAATTGGTGTATTGCTTCTAGAAATCAATGATTGTAATTTCGTGAGTGAATCCTGACTAATAGTTGCAGTAGCTGAGTCATTTAAACTAAAAACAATGTAATCATATTTACCGGAACAACTAGTGAGCTCAGTTCCAGTGTAACTATAAAACTTCTTCAATGGTATCCAATCATTGATAGTCCAAATTACATTCCCCATGTTGGCACTTTCACTCGCATTTTGAGCAAACGTATCAACGTAATCTACAAGTTGGGTGAAAAATTTTGCTGTTTTTGTAGATGAACTACCTACAATAAGTGGCACACATACAGCCAAATTTTTACCAGCATATGAGTGATATATTACTAGTTCAGCTGGTGCTTCTCTGCCCAAATAGCGATGCAGGGATGGTGTGTAAAATCTAACTTCTTGTACATTATATGCATCAGCATTATATAAAACTGGTGGCATTGTGCCTCTATCGTAATTTAAGGATAAGTGTGTTCCAGCATTTGTGACGACTATATTGCTATCTGGATAATCAAATTTATAGTCGCACTTCAGATCGCATTTTCCAGAAGGGCGACTTGATATATCAATCGGTGCACTACAACTCATTACTATACAGACATAATAAAATAATCCTGATTAATTATATATATAATGAGTGATTCCACCAATGGAAAAGGAAAATGTCTCGTTAAAGATGTTGAGAATGGAAATGCGGTGGTTACCCAGGATGATCGTAGCTATAAGACACGGAATTTTCATATTTGCCCAACTTCACTATCTGTATTAAAATCATTAAGTCAGACACCACGTTGTTTGGCAATGAGTTTTGCTAAAATGGAAGATGAATTCCTTGGTTTTGAAATCCAAGCACTTTGTGATGCCAAAGAAACTGGTTCTTGTAAAACCGGACCTGCATTAGCAAAGAAAATGAAAAAATTACATAATGTTATGCTTGGTATGTTTGGCAAAAACAACTTGTCACATCATTCTGTACATATTAAAACAGCATTGACTTGTTCTGGAATGTCACCTGGTGCTTCTATGACTAGAAAGCAACTTGGTTGCCGCACAAGCGGTAAACGTAAAGGTGGTGCTGGTAGAAGAATAACACGAAAGAAGACAGGGGGTAAGCCACAATATATGTTCAATGCCGCAGTAAACCGCCGAAATATTAATCCAAAGAATATTGATTCTGTCACTATAGCTGCAAAGCAACTGTTAGCTGCTATAGATAATGCAGGTGATCTTTCCGCTGCTATGAAGGAAAATAAAATTAAGGATATGCTTACCCAGATTGAAAGGTATGAAAAGAAAGTTCAAAATGCTAGTAAAACTGGTGGCATAAAGCCAAATGAAATGCCAGCTTTCAAGAAATCTGAAGCAGGATTTAATGAAATTATATCTACTCTGAAGAAACGATTAGGTATGGCTGAGACACCTGTTCCTGAACAACCACAACCTGCTGTTCCTGAAGAAGCCCAACCTGCTGTTCCTGAAGAAGCCCAACCTGCTGTTCCTGAAGAAGCCCAACCTGCTGTTGCCGAACAACCACAACCTGCTGTTGCCGAACAACCACAACCGGCTGTTCCTGAACAAGTCCAACCTACTGTTGCTGAGCAAGCACAACCTGCTGTTGCTGAACAACCACAACCTACTGTTGCTGAACAACCACAACCTGCTGTTGCTGAGCAACCACAACCGGCTGTTCCTGAACAAGTCCAACCTACTGTTGCTGAACAACCACAACCTACTGTTGCTGAAGAAGCCCAACCGGCTGTTCCTGAACAAGCTGAGGAGGAAGAACAACCTGTTGCTACTGAACAAGCCGCTGAAGAAGAACAACCTGCTGTTCCTGAACAAGCCGCTGAGGAGGAAGAACAACCTGCTGCTACTGAAGAACCTGAAGAAGCTGAGGAAGAAGAGGAAGAAGAGGAACAACCTGCTACTGAACAAGCTGAAGAAGAGAAAGAAGAGGAACAACCAGCTGTGACCGAAGAGGCCAAGCAAGAGGAACAACCCGCTGTTCCAATCCAAGAACAACAACAATTTATGCCAGTGTCAACTCAGATTACAAATACACCCAAAGAAGGCTATAATGAGCTAGTCATCACTGTTAAAATTCCACAGAATTATGCTCAAACAACGACTGGTAATACTGGAGTAACATATGCGCGACAAATAGAGGAAATGACCAAACCGTCCAACTTTCCAAAACTATCTATGAGTGGCTTACGCATGCCAAAGATGTTTCAAAAGAAGGGTGGAGCGAAATATACTCCAAAAAATGTCGTGAAATCACGGAATACTGTTCTTCGCAAGAAGACACTTGCTAAACGTCATAGAAAATAAACATTACAATAGATATTACAAGCTACTAATATCAGTATATGAATGCACATTATAAGATTCATATACTGTTTTTGTCTACCCAAGCCATAATTCTTGAACATACTTCATTTAATTGTTGCCGGATTTGTTCATCGTTTGGATAAATATTGCGACATAATAATAGTGCATTACGAAACACAAGTGCAAATCTACATACACGTTGATTCACACGTGAGTATTCAATATTCTTTCTATCACAATCTTCTTGATAGTGAAGTAATGTATTCAATTCATCCATAAATCGCGCACATTGTGTATTTATAAAACACAAGAAATGATAGCTACTTTGAGATGTATACCAACGCCAAAACCCTTGTAATAGTGAAGGTGGGTCAAGCTCAGTAGTATCGCCGTGTATTCGTATTTTATATCCTGAATTTCGTTTCAACTTGCCATATTCTAATATGCCTTCAAAACGGCTTCTCCATACATGAATATAAATATCCGATTGTATTTCATACAGGGCAGACATATCGACCTCGTGTGGATTTCTATGTATGATGCCTCTTATATATTGATTCATCATATTTGATATTTCATTCTATTTCACTTATTATCAAAGTTAGGCTCCACATCAAGATTCTTACATACTCTAAGATAATCTCGCAAGACTGGACCAAACACACATTGTGAACGGAAATGAACCCAAGATATATTACCAGGCATTACAAATAATCTATAACGTTCACTACGAATTGATGCTTATATTGTTTACACTTGTAATTGTGATATTTTTTCTCATTTATTACAAAAAATTGAGTCATTATTATTCATTCAACTATGCTATAATCATAATCATAGATAATCACCATATATAATCGTAGATACACGAAATATACGAACAGAATATCAATATGTCACACGAATATGACAAGGAAATACAGACAACAGAAGAAGATGGATATAAGCTAAGTAGTGAATCTTATATACAAAAATTAATCAATCGAAGATTAGACGAAGAAACTGCCGCACTGATGGAAATAAAAGAACTCCAATATAAGCGACTATTGCGACATATGGAAGAAAATTATAAAAATGGTCTGAAAAACACAAAGGATAAGACTATATAAAATACCAAAGCCATAATACAAACCCATAATACAGCTGAGTGTATTAGAATAATATAAATTTTTATTAACATTATTCTGATACGAAACGAATACTTATTTATAACACTCACTACACAAATGGCAAATATTGCATTACATTATTATCATATGCTGTTACAACAAAAGCATCCTTAAACCCTTCTACATAAACGGTATCACCATTATACAAATTATCACATCCATACTCATTAGTGCAACTCTTACCTTTATGAACAATTGGAAGTTTGATATTATTGTTCGTCATCGTATAGAATTGCCATTTATCACGATTCACAAATAAAGGTCTACCCATAAGAGGTAATATCATCTCATCTCCATTTTGACGTGTTAAAATGCCAACCTGACGATATGAAGTATCAACAGCACGAGTGCTAATGTTAATGGGGACACCACCTCTCACATCACCAGAACCAGTTATATAACGATCATCGCGTAAAGGAGCACTATATGGATTCATAAGTACATCATTCGCCACGTTTGAGAAAGAATAACTTGGACGAGGGAATAGCCCTTGTGCTGGTGGTCTCATTTGCTGCGACATAATATCCGAAGTGTTTGACATCATTACGTCTTTTTGTTGGACTAATGCTGACATTACGTTGCTTCTATATGCGAATAATGCTATCAAAATTGCTAAAGACACGAACAATCCTATAATAATACCATTTTGAACACAGATTACGCCTGGTGGACACTTCTTTGCCATTTCTCTTGTATATTATACTAAGTGCTTTTTTCTACAAAGCCCATGAGCTTATCCATCACTCCACCAAAGTTTCCAATATTGACGCGCTCCAAAAGGTCTTGTGCCTTGTTCAGAATAGGGGCCATATTTTCTATGGTTTTTTGTAACTTCTCGTGCCTATCCACCATCTTGTCCATATCACCACTCAACTTCAAGACACCATCGTGTCCAAGTGCCTTCTCGAAGTTGCTATATGCTAGCTCCTTAGTTTTCTTCTTATCGACCTCAGCGTTTGGCCGAATAACGGCTGAATCATCCGACTTTGCGGAAGCATTATTAGCTTTCTTTGCAGCTTTCTTAGGCTGCTTGACTTGTTCCTTCTTAACCATCTTTACTTGTTTAACCTCGTCTTCTTCCTCGTCTCCCTCTTCCTCTCCCTCTTCCTCCTCATCATCTCCATCTTCCTTGTTCTCCAAACCTTCACGGCTACGACGAATACCCATTCCAAAGTTTGTGAGTACCAAACCTGACAAGAGTATTACAGTCATATTTTTGCTAAAGTAAGAAACTACGAAACATACCAGAACAAAAAGCACAACAGCTTCCGTATTTCTTGAGACAATATAACCAAGAAGGGATGTAACGCTTAAAAACAAAGTGACATAGAGAACTGTTTGGTTCTGCAAAAACTTCTTCAGGTCAAACTTCATATATATTTACAAGTCAAAAAAACTAATATAAGACGTTCGTATAATACTCACATACCAAACACATACTTGCTTCTTATTTTATCATTTATCACGCGATATGGCAAATTCAAGATATTCTGTCGCGATAACACAGTTATTTAATAATACACTACATAGTCCGGCAATCTATAATCGCAGTAAGAACACTAATAAAAATGGAAATAATCAAACAAATATGAATTCTACTCCAGTAGGACATTTCTTAGCTCTTCATACTCCATATGATGACGAGTATGCTATTGATTTTATAACGGATATGATGGACAGCGAACAATGCGATCCTTGTTTGGTGCAAGAGATAATCGCGTCACGTGTTCCAAGTCACGATATTACATTACATACTCCTAACTTTGATATTGTTGAATTGGTAACAACACCTTCTGGACATACAACGGCTATAAAGAAGACTTTTTGGTTATCATATTTTCAACGATTGTGGCGTTCACATAAAATGGATGCTCAAAAGCGAAAACGTTGTGATGGAATAGAAATGGCTGGTTTATTGCGCAAAAATAAAACCATAAGAGTAGAGTAACATAAGCATATATTTATATGAAACTAGTTAGTGTTTATTATAATGATTAGAAAAGCAATTATTATAATAAAAGGAATGGTTTACATCCGCTTTGCGTTGCGGCTACGACTCTTATTATGTTTCTTCCACACGTAACCACCCTTCTTGGTCTTAGTCTTACGTTTTCCGTGCATCTTACCACCTTTAGCTTGCTTTCGTGAGTGTCTCTTTCTGCGTCCACCGACCGTTGGTCCAGAAGGACCTTCAGATTGCTCTTCAGGAAGATTATCAGAGAAGTTAGTCAACACATTACTTAGAGGAATAGTAACTCTTTCAGCTAACTGGGTTGGGATCTGCTCAACAGCATTCAAATTACTCTGCATTGCTTCCATACCAGACATATAAGATGAACGTAATTCTTCGAGAGCGTTTGCGATTGCCGTATGTGCACCTCTTAAT